ATTTATCTGACTCTAATACTCTGGCAAGCTTTATATTATTGATCTCGCAAAAGTATTCCTTCTTATCATCTCTCTGAAGCTGGGCCAAAAACTTTTGCCTAGAATTAGAGTGAAAAAATTTATTAAATTTGTAATGTTGATTGCCATCTACCTCAACAGCAATCCTTCTACTAGCATTGTAGAAATCAAGAGTCATCCTAGTACCTGCTACAGGAAGCTCTTCAAATACAATATCTGCAGCCCAATGCTCATACAAAAGATCTTTGATTTTTTTTTGGATCTTACTCCGACAAGCTTTCTCCCAATTAATCAAATACTTTGTAGAATTTTTTATCTTGTGTTGTCTGCCTGTAGTTGTCAAAAATATCATTTTAAGATTTTCTCTTTGACAAATTCTTTTAAAGCGAATGTGGTTTCAGCATCTTGTTCTAGATGTTCGTAAATTGAAGCCATCCCTTGAAATTTAGGCTTAATCTCCAAGCCCTTGTCTTTTAGGTACGAAACAACTTCCTCATCTACAGAGAACCAAGCTCCAGCTTTTTCTAAAAAGCCCCACATCATAAGCATCTCAACAATCTCGCGCTCAATCCATATCGACTTCCCCTTCATTCTACCGTGCTTGATCGGGTACTTTATAACCTGACCTGTTGTCTCATTAGTAGACTTACAAATAAGAACCTTCGCCATATGTCCATAAATCTTATTATCTGGAGTAATTTGCTGGTTAGGCTTCTCTAAGATCTTGTCAGATTTGTTTTGTTTCTGAAACTCAAGAATCCAATCAGGGTAGTGAAGAGCTGCATTGCCACCGCTGGCGCTGGTTTGATTATTTGGGTCACCCTTAGCGTAAGGGTTTACATCAATTCTCGACCGAACCTGAGAGATTAATATACACATGTGACCAAACTTTGCCATTCCAATACTAACTCGTTTCAAAAAATCTGAAGTCATTAAAGCACCAGCAGCAACTTTTGCGGCATCGCTGGTCGTTTTATCAAGTTCAGCTTTAGGAAGCAAGCCATCCATACTGTCGATGACAATGCAAAATTTTTCTTTATCTGGATTATTTCGAAGCAATCCTCTTAAAAAATCGAAGACCACATCAAATACATTACACTCAAAAACCAAACAGGTACCAGAAACCCATTCTTCTGGAGCGAACACAAACTTCAACCCCGATCTCTCTTGGATATCTTTAGACAATCTACCTTCAGCTTTAATAAAAAGCCCCTTTGAATTGTCGATAGAGTTTACCATATTAAGCATTATATGCAATGCTTCGTTTGTTTTCCCTCCTTCGTTAGCACCTACAAAACGATGTACCCCCGCAGCTAACCCGCCTCCTAGAAAAGAATCTAGAATCATAGATCCACTTGAGACGAGGTAATCTTCAGCTGTCTCTTGAAGGTTGTAATGATAGTCTTTTGTTGACTTAAAAAACTGCGTTGTATATTCTTTTGTGTTTATCTTACTCATCTTCTAAAAAATTTCTTAGGGTTTTCTTGGTCGAGATCTTTATATCTTCTCCCACTTTATCTAAATGGTCAATGATTTTCTCTGTATTTTCTGGTTTGTACTCAAACTCAAGCTTTTTCTTCCGAAGATACTCTCTCCCGTCCTTGCTGAAAAAGTACTTTATTGAACCCTCTAACTTGAAAGGAGGCTTGACCTTACTTAAAAAATCCAAGTCGTTATCAAACGTTTTAAATACACTCGTGGCGACCATCATATCCAACTTCATGTCTTGGGATCTACCACCATTCAACATCCTCTTTATAAAATCCTTTCTTTCTTTAAAGAATGGCTTCGGCGATTTAGACTTAGTCTTTTTAAGAGCAAAGGTGTGATTACAGTCAGAACAAGACAATGCCCTAGCTGCTTGGAGAGAGTTGCAGTTAGGGCATTGCTTTTTACCTCGCGGCATAATGACTATGCTATGGAAAAATTTAGATAAGTCAAGACAAATCATTCATAACCATTTTTCTCACAAGTCCATTAAAATCTGTTTTCGGTTCCCATCCAAGAAGCCTACGAGCATCCGAAGAATCACCCAAAAGAACTTCAACTTCAGCTGGCCTATAGAATTCTGGATTAATCTGCATTAAGGTACGACCTTCATGTACGTACTTTTCATCTGAACCCTTCCCAACCCACTCGCACTTTTCTACAGCGAAGCCAACGAAGTTAAACGCTTGTTCCACAAATTCTCTAATTGTATGAGTTTCATTAGAAGAAAGGACATACTCTCTAGGCTCTTCTTGGTTTAACATTAACCAAACACCTTGTACAAAATCTTCAGCATCACTCCAATCCCTTTTAGCATCAATATTTCCTAGCTCAAGGGGTTTAAAATCATTTAAAATGTATTCTTTTTTGATACGGGCTACATTCTTGGTAATCTTGCGAGTGACAAACTCTTCTCCGCGACGAGTTCCTTCGTGGTTAAACAACCAACCTTGTATAGCAAATAAATCATAAGAATCCCTCCAAACTTTTACTATATGCCTAGCACTAGCCTTAGAAACCCCATAGGGGCTTCTTGGACGCAAAGGATGAAGTTCTGACTGAGGAGAGTGCAAAACGTCTCCAAACTCTTCTGAGGAGCCAGCATTATAGTAGCGACAATTAGGACAGTACTTCCTTATAGCTTCTAATTGATATAGCACCGCCATAGCATTAGTCTCCATATGGTTAACTGGCATCTTCCAACTTACCCCAACAAAAGAATTAGCAGCGAAATTAATAAAATAATCGGGCTTGTGCTCTGCTATAACCAGCTCTGTATTAGCTTGATCAGCGACATCTAAGTCAATGAGTTTAAATCGAGGATTGTCTAGTAGATGAGCAATATTATCGTGGTTTTTAACACTCAATCTACGAACACCAGCTACAACAATATGCTCAGTGTTCTCCAAAAGATAATCTGCCATAAAGCTTCCATCTTGACCTGTTACACCAGTGATGATTACTTTTTTAATATTCATTTAAAGAAATCTTCTGAATTTATGTTCTTATCGTCAACAAAAAGATCATAAATCGGCTTGCCAAACTTTAGATCATGGTACTTGACTTTAAATCTTTCGAATTGTTTTTTCGTCACATCAGACCAATCCTTGCCGCTTCCAGTACCCCTAGCAGTCCAATAAATTATAGTATTACCTTTGTCGTACAATTTATTAATCTTTTCTATCCTGTCGTACATCGGCTGGCTATTCTCATAGTCCATGTTCTGAGTCATAAGAATAGTTTCATCTATATCAACGTATATAATCATTTATTTTTATATAAAAGTTCCGTTAATTTAAATTGCCATTCATAATCAATATCAAAGCATTCCAACTCGTCAATAGGATGAAGACTTATACCACCTTCCTTTTGGAAATCACCCATAAACTTATTTTTAGAAATAAGATCCATTCTTGATGCATACAAAACATGAGCTGCTTTATATGTTACATCAACAGCTTTTGTATTCATAATTGTCTGATCAATAGGCCAAGGAGTTATCAACTTGCATTTATCATTCCAAAAATAATCTTTTTGTTCTATAACTCCAAATAAATTTTCAGATTCTTGCCACAAAAATTTTTCAATAAAATCGTCTATAGTCTCTATACTCAACAGAGGAGAACATAAGTTTACTTTAACTACGTATTTGTACGGGAGCTTGTCATGCCATTCGTAAATCTTTTGCAATGAATTGTCATTATTAGCAGACTCGACACTTCTTTTAAAAATATTAACTCCATAGGAGTTTGCTATTTTAATTAACTCTTTTTCACAAACAGAAGCAAAGATATTTTCTTTAGGAATAATACTAGACTCAGTTAATTTTTTTAACCCAATATCGAAAAGATTAGAACCTGCAAAGGGTCTTATCATCTTTCGAGGAACTCTTTCGGAATTAAGTCTAGCTTGAACGACAACGCAAATTTCATTTAAGTCCTTCATTTTATTTTTGTAGGTAGCCCTCAAGCTTTTCCGAAGGTATTAAGAATAGATCATGACATCTTTCTCTTAAATCTAGATTTCCTATTACTACACGTTTATCTGGGTTGATTATAGAATAATTTATGCTTTCAATAAAATTCATCATTTCTTTTTCTAAACGAGGCCACCACTCCATAGTTATAAACGGCCTGCTATGATTGATTACTGGCAATAACTCCGTAAGGACTTCAATGTCTGAGCCTTCTGTATCCGTTTTGATGTAAGTCGCCTTAAGCATTTTTCTTTTAACATCATCTTCCAAATCATTCCAACAAAACGACTGTACTTCAATTTCTTTATTCCAGTTGCAAGCAGCAAAATCAAACATTGATTGTTTAGTCTTAAATCCTCCATTCCTACCATTTGTATCCAAGACAAACTTTCTTAATTCTGTTTTCTTTCCAATAGCAAAATTATGAAAATAAACTTCTCCGCTAGACAAATCGTTTTCAGACATGTTTTTTTGCAAATACAAAAACTCTTCCTTGTTTGGCTCAAAAGCAATTATGGAAAAATCTTTATCTAATATTGGAAGTAGATACATTAAGCTATCTCCATCTCTAGCTCCAATATCTATGATAGTTGCATTACTAGGTATAAATTTTTCTAAAAAATAGTAATTCTTTTGACAATGTTTCGAAAATTTTAAGGCATCTGGGTCATCAATATTTGGGTTAAAATAACTAACAGATTTTTTAGTATTGAGAAAAGGTATTTTAATTAAATTTCTCATCACGAATTTCTTAACTTATTTTTAATTTTTTCTTCTGTATCTGTTACTGAAATAACCCCATCTCCATAAGATTTCTCTAGTTCCCTAATTCCACTTACAAGCTTAAATAATCCTTGGGGCTCAACAGAAGCCATGTGATCAGACCCCCACATTGTTCTATCTAATGTTACATGCCTTTCGATGATTTTAGCACCCAGATAAACAGCAGAAACAGTGGTACCAAGCCTAAACTCATGCCCACTATAACCAACTTCACAGTCATACTTCTGTTTTAAGGTTTTTATACAGCTTAGATTTAATTCTTCCAGTGGAGCTGGGTAAGACGAATTACAATGTAGAACAGCATAATCAGAGGCTTCACTATCACTCTTC